CGCGACGCTGCCCTCGAAGCGCGTCTCGCGCAGCCCTTCCAGGCTGAACAGGATGCGGATCTTGTCCAGCGAGGTTTCGCACATCACCTTGCTCGCGGCGACGATGCGTGCATTCTGCTCGTGGCTGATCGAGCGGTCGATGATGACCGTGTCGCTGTCCGGGTCGACCGCCAGCAGCGAGGTGACGCAGACGTCGGCCTCGCCCTTGATCAGCACGCGGATCAATTGGTTCTTTTCGGCGATCTGGCGCAGCAGCGCCACGATCTCCCTGCGCGACTCGACTTCGTAGTCGTGCCAGCTTTCTAATTCGGCGTCAGTGATTGCTTGCATCTGTTCCAACCGGGGATGGGGGTGGGAGGTGCCGCGCCGTGTCCGGGGCAGGATGAAGGGAAGTGAGATATTCAGAGTGACGGCGGCGCGATAAATCCGGGATGAGCACAAACCAAACGGGATGTGATGGGACAGGATTGTAACTGAGTTGCGCTGCAAGTAACCCGTTGGGCCCCGCGCTCAAACGAGACCCGCGGGGCGTTTTGGGCTGGAACTAGAACAAGCTGCCGGCGACGGCCGCCTGCTCGTAGTTCATGATGACCAGTTCGGTGCTCATCGACGCCTCGCCATGTACATTTCCGGTCGAGTACTTGATCCCCGTTTCGAGGATGTGGAAGCCCTCGAACACGCGGCGAATATCCGGGTGGTCGTTAATGCTCACCATCACCTTCCCCTTGCAGCTGCGCATTGTGCTGGCCATCTGCTCGTATTGAGCGAACTCGAACGGGACACCGTACCCCTCGGTCTGCCAGTACGGCGGATCCATGTAGAAAAACGTATGGGCCCGGTCGTAGCGCTTGACGCAATCCTGCCAGGAGAGATTTTCAACGTAGGTGCCAGCCAGGCGGATATGTGCGGCGCTCAGGTTCTCCTCGATCCGGCACAGGTTGATCGCTGGGCCGGTGGTTGCGGTACCGAAATTCTGGCCATCGACCTTGCCGCCGAACGCGTGCTGCTGCAGGTAGTAAAATCGCGCCGCGCGCTGGATGTCGGTCATGCCTTCCGGGCTGGCGTCCTGCAGCCACTTGAACACTTGCCGGCTGGTCAGGGCCCACTTGAACTGGCGGACAAACTCTTCCAGGTGGTGCTGCACGACCCTGTACAGGTTGACCAGCTCCCCGTTGATGTCGTTGATGACCTCGGTTCGGGCCGGGACCGGCCGCATGAAGTACAGCGCGGCGCCGCCGCAGAACACCTCAACATAACACTCGTGTGTCGGAAACAACGGGATCAGGCGGTCAGCCAGCCTCCGTTTGCCACCCATCCAAGGAATGATCGGACTTGCTTCCATTTAGCTCCTTTGCTGGCACTCAGGGCGCTCGGGTTGGGGACTCTCGGTCCTCAATGAATTCAACGTCCCGCACCGCGGGCATTTTATTTCCAAGTACACGTACTGACCTGCTGCCAGTTTCTTAAGGCACTTTCCACAACGTATCTCTTGCATTGATCCCTTCAAATCGATCTATCCTGCCAAACCAGGATCAGGCGCCGGACGCGATGTGGGCAGCCATGATCTCCAACATATCGCCACGGTCCCGTTCGGTCATCACCATGAACTCTCGCGGCGGCGTGCCCGGGTGGTTGACCTTCTTCGCGAAGCGGCCGTTGAACTTCAGCGCCTTCTTCGTCTTCGGCTTAATTAGGTGAGGCTTCGAGCCGTTGTTCATCGCGGCCGCGTACGGTACGTTCGTGCCGACACCAGCGATAGCGCGGGAGTGAAACGGCGTGACCGACCGTGCCATGTGTCCGGTCCGCTGCAGGATTTTCCCAGCCCGGCCAGCCGCTGCCCGAGCCGCCACCGTCGACGACCGCAACGGCTTCCACCTGGTCGGCCGGCCTTCGGCCCGGAAGTTGTCCTCGACGGCGCCGAGCATGCGCATCGAGATCCCGGCCATTGCCGGCTCCGGATCCTGCGATCGCGCCAACATCCGCCGCAGGGTGACTTCGACCTCGCGGTCGTTGATTCTCAGCTCAATCATGCTTTTTCGCCGCTGCGCGCAAATCTGCAGGCGCAGACTGTACTTTGTCGTTGTAGAGCCGCTGCAGGCGATCGCTCGCCTTGCCCGGGTTGTAGTCGAAGCCCATGTCGGGCGTCAGCAGCTTGCCGCTCACCGGGTCCTTGTAGCCGGTGACCTGCACCTTGGCAAGGCTCCCGTCCCGTTTCTTCACTTCCCTGGTCATGGACTCCATGCGGCCGGCGCCGCTCGATGTAAGGAAGTCGCCCCGCTGGCGTTCGATATCGGTACGCGGGGTGACGCGGCAGCGGCAACGGAAGCCGTTCGGCGGATACCAGGTGTCCCAGAACGGGTCGTCGTAACGGAAGACGCGGCCATTCAATGATGCATGCAGCGGCCGCGTGCGGCTATCCATCACCGCCGAGTACTCCCACCAGGGCGCATAGCGGGTGGCCTGCAGCATCTGCGCCTGGCGTCCGGCCATGTAGGCGCTCTGCATGTTGGTCTCGTAGATCGTCTCGAGGCGCCAGGGCGTGCCATAGGTCACCGTACGGATCTCGCCGGTGTAGCGGTTGACCTGTTCAACCTTGCCCCACCAGCCTTTCGCCTCCAGGAGCGGCTGCAGCTTCTCCTGGAACGAGGCGAAGCTGCCGCCGTTCTTCAGGTCCTCGCTCAGGGCACGATGGATATCCGTCAGGACATCGATGCGGGTACATTTCGCCACGGTAAATGCCTGGGAGTGTGCGTGGCGCCATACTTCCTGCCAGTCCCAGGAAATCTTAAAGCCTTTACGCTCGAAAAAAGCGATCGCCGCCTCGGGAGGAAGATCGAACACGTCGAGCAGGTCGCCCGCGGTCAGCGCCAGGTCATTGTTCGGCATTTAGGCGACCCCAGGCGTCAAGGACGAAGATCGCGCGCGCCAGGGACTCCTGCAAGTCGTCCAGCGGCACTTCCGGGAACAGGTCGACCAGCTGGTGCAGAGCGCCCTGGTGGTCCGACGCCTCGCGCACTGCCTTGATGACAGGTGACAGGATCTTCTGCATCAGGGCCTGCAGCCTTTCACCCTTGAGCGATTCCAGCAGCGCGTCGACCGCAGCCTGGTCGGCGGGCGTCTCAGGCTCAGCGAAATCGGCAGCTGCAGCGGTACCGGGAGCAGGAGCAGCAGCTGCGCCGGCCGGGGCGACCTCTGTATAGTCGCCGCCAAAGTCCTGCTTGATCGTCTCGAGCGTTGGACGGAAGCCCATGTCGAAAAGGGTTTTCTTGGTAGCCGCAAGTTTGGCCGTGTCTGCCGGCTCTTCGACCACGCGGGTGACGCGAGGATACGGCGCGCCGGGCATGTTGTAGTCGACGATCCAGCGCACCAACTGCTTGTTCAACGTGTCGGAAAGCAGGTCGCCGTCGGCCCGAACCAGCTCGAGGCGGATCTCGTTCGTGGTGTTGATATCGGTGGCCAGGTGCGTGCCGCCGCTGGGCTTGGCCAACACGATGCCAGTAATCTGGTCGTCCATGTAGCGGCACAGCTTTTCGTAGGTATCGATCCCCGATCGCGCCGCCTCGAGCAGTGAGATTTCCATACCCTGCGGGACCATGATCGATGCCTCTTGCTGGAATGCGCGAAGGGCGGCGCGCAGCGTGGCCTTCTCGCCCGGCTGGGCGTTGTTCGGATATTTCCCGACCGGTACCGGCGTGCCGAAGCGCTCAGCGAAAGATAGCCAGAACTGCAGCCCCTGGCGCTTGAAGAAGATCGGCCAGAACAGCCGGGTGCCGAGGCCCAGGCCCCACGGGTTGTTGTATTTGGCGCCGAAGCGGTGCAGCACAAACTTGCGGTGCGGGACCTTCTCACCCAGGTTGTAATTGCTCGGCGTGAGCAGGCGCACGCCACAGCGGGCGTGCAAGTACTCGTCCGGGTCAGGCCGCAGGGCGAATTGAAAAATCCACGGCTCGACTTCGATCACCTCGTCGGCGACGACCCCGCTGCCGTCACGGCGCCAGATCACCTCGTTGGTAGAGATGCCTTTCAGGTTGGCGTCGAGGAGCGTCTTGGTGACCTGGTCGAAGCCGACCGCGGCCAGGTGCGCACGCACCAGGTCGGCCGCTTTCTTGGCTGCACGCGAGGTGTCGCCCTCCGGCGGCGCGACCTTCCACGGCCTCGACGTGAGGGCCATCTTGCGCTTCTCGAGCACCTCCCATGCCTTCGGATCCCGTTCCAGCTCGTCGTACAGCTTCAGCGCCTGGGGACTGCCGCCGCCGCGCGTCAGAAGCGTGTCGTCCTTCGGCATCAGGCGGTCGAAGGAGCCCAGGATCAGCTGCCTGGCGACAATCGATACCTCGTCGTAGACCGGCGACTGCTGCCCGTCTCCTTCCGACATCACACTCTTCTCGATCAATCCCTGTTCGCTCATTACATCCTCATGTAGTCATCGTAATAACCGCCGATGCGGCCATGGCCGACCGGCTCAAATTCAATCGGGGCTCCCTGGTTCAAGCTGGCATGCCAGGCCAGCGCGCCGGCGATCGCGGAGTCGCCGTGACGCTGTCCACCGTCGGCACCGGTCGTGTGAGCGTTGTCGGGTACCTTCGGCACGCCCTTGTCGACGACGATCGCGCGGTGGTCGGTCAGCACATCGGCATCCTTGGCGATCGTGATCTCGCCATCCTCGAACGCCGCCTTGTAGCGGGGCATATTGTCGCGATACCACTGCTGGCTCAGCATCACCTGGTGAATCATCGACGCGCCGTAGCGCTGCATCGCCACCTCGGCCAGGTATTGTCCGTTGCCCCGGGCATCATGCGATCCGCCACTGAAGCGAGGCAGATGATCGATCGTCCAGAACAGCAGCTGCTCTTGCTGTTTGAACGGGACATTGCGCATCTCGATCAGGAAGGGCATTCGACGGTGCAGGCTCTGTTCCTCCAGAAGCGGATACAGGATCGACAAGTCACCACTACGGGCAAAGTCGAGGCCGTAGGTCGACCGGAGGCCGCGGGGCAACGCGTCAACCAGCGGCTGCAGGTGCTCCTCTATCCAGTCGGCGACGAACGCCTCGCGCTCTTCCGGCCGCCGCTGCTCGAAGCCATCAGGGCACGTCAGTCGCAGCACCGGAATCGATGCATCCATGCGTGCCTCGATCAGAGAGCGCGACATGTAGGCGCCGCCCGACTGCGACGGGATCACGTCCAGCTCCTCGGTGTCGTTCGGACGGTAGATGGCGCGGATCGTTTCCGCCCACTCGGCCTCGGCTTGCGGCGACCAGGTACGGCCCGTGGCCAGGAACACGCGCTTGCACAGACCTTCTGCGATCGCTTCGTCGAAGGTAATCCTGTGCAGCGAGTACGGCTTTTTGCCAGCGCGGATATCGTTGATCAGCTCATTGAAAGGATTCTCGACGCCGTCGTGGGTCGAGATAACGGACACGGTGCCGCCCCAGATCAGCAGTGCGAACGCCGCCTTCAGCAGCTCGCCAAGCTTGTCGTGGAAGGCCGCTTCATCGATCACGACGCGGCCCTGTTTGCCCCGGAGGTTCGACGGCCGCGACGACAGTGCTGTGATGCGGTTCCCCGACGCGAAACGGATCCTGAAGGCCAGGATGTCGCGCTCCTCGTCGTTGAACATGAACTCTTCCAGCTCGGACCCGACCACGTTGAAGTGCTTGGCCCAGAAGGCGCAGTCGCGGATGAACTCCTCGGACATGTCCTTGTTGTAGCCGATATACCAGGTGTCGTCGCCGTCGGCCGGCGCCGCCTTCAGCACTGACTTGCACGCTTCGGCCCAAGAGAGGCCGACGCGTCGCGACTTCTCGGCAACGCAAACCTGCGAATCATCGGCGACCCAAGCCTGCTGATACGGCAGGAGTACCGAGTTCGGGGTGCGGGCGCTCATTCTGCGATACCCAGGATGCTGCGCTTGATCGTGTCGATCGAGTCTTTCGACAGGCCGCCTTTCTTGGCGATCTTCTCGACCGCGTCGGCCGCTTCCTTGGCCTTCGACTTGACCTTGCTACGGAATTCCTTGACGTTGGTCGACGCGAACCCGACCTCGGTTGCGATCTTAGCCAGGCTGGCGAAGCTGATGTTGTCCGGATCCTGCATGTTCATCAGCATCGAGAACGTCTTTTCCTGGATCACGCGCAGCAGCGCGTCACCGAGGGCGTTCTCATCGTCCGGTACCGACTTCGCGATCGCCTCGGCCTGCTCGGTGGCCAGCTTGAGCGCCGCCATCTTCTGTTCGAAGGCGGAGCCGTAGCGGTGCAGGCTTGACTTGCTGATGCCGTAGCCCTTGGCCTGCAGCTCGTCCGCGAGCAGCTCGTAGTCAGAAAAATTCCCTTCGATCAGGGCATTGTCGAGCCATTCCTTGACCTCTTTCGGCAGGCCCACCACTTTCGAGCGCGGCGCCATTAGAACCTCCATCCGTAATAGGCTGACAGGACGGCCTGTGCAGCTGCCGAGATCAGGCCAAGCATGTAGCCGATCCCCATCCCGCGCAGCATGTTGCACACCCTGCAGGAAGTGGAAAGCGGTAGAAGCAGGCGGCAGACGATTGCGAAGGCCGCATCGCGCATCCGGGACGGTGCCATCTTGAAGAACAGGCGAAGACGGTCCATTAGCATGCTCACCAGTATTTCTTCGGCCGGGCGATGCCGGGCTCGCACGGCACGGTGTACTCGACCACGTCGACGCCGACACGTATCAGCTTGGCATGCCACTGCGGGCTGTCCCGGCCGCAGATCTCGAGCAGCTCGCGCTCCTCAAGGTAGTCCAGTTCGCGGCGCAGCTCGCGCTGGGTGATCTGTGCCGTGTCGGCCAGCGCCGTCAACAGCAGCGACTCGCTGGCGCCCATCGGGCGCGCGCAGTCCAGGCATTGGAGGATCAGCCAGCGGTTGGTTTCCCGCCGTGCCTTTTCCATGTCAACAACAGGCTTATCCATTTTTCTCTCTCATGAACTGGTCGATCCTGACCGCCAAGCCATCGAACTTGGCGTGCAGGGTCATCTCGCTTCGGATTGCGTCCTCGCGGCGCACGTACTTGTCGGGCAGCTCGGCCTTCAGCGATAGCAACTCGCGCTCCAGGATCCGCTGCTGATCCTCCACGCGGTCGAAGCGCTCCTTGTTGGTCTGGTTCGCCTCGGTGCGGGCCTTCTCGCTCGACTCGAAGCGCCCGTCGATCGCTTCGAAGCGCTTGTCGAGACCCTTGTTGAACTGGCTGACCATCAAGGTGATCAGTGCCCAGAAGGCGCCGATCAGCGTGACTACCAGGCCGGCAACGTGCCACCACTCAATCTGCAGATTCATTTGCTCGCGGGCTCCCGGTTGCAGGCTTCACGCTGCTTTTCGACGATGGCTTGGCACTTGCCGAGCTGGAGGACGGCGGCGTCGGCTTCGCTGAGGAGTCCTGTAAGAAATTCAGAAGCCTGATCAGAAAGTTCGGCTCGCGCTTGACCATTACATCCGCTGGCGCCGGCGGCAGTTGCAGCGGTCGGGGCCCCGGATCCGGCAGCGGCCGGACGGATGGGGATTGACAGGCGGAGATCGCCAGAACGAATACGAGCGACCACGCTCGCTTGAGTAGCGGCACCATCGGTGAGCCCTTTCTGATAAGCAGAGGAAATGAGGTACATGTCGTAGGCCGACTTGTGCTCGACCTGGGCGGTATCAGCGTCGGCGATCGCGCGCCCGATCGACCTGGTCCGCTCAGCGTCGAGCGCCTGAGCGCCGGCGCGATCGGTTGCTGCGCTGTCGCCCCACCAGTAGCCACCGCCCAACAGGGCCAGCGCAGCCAGGAGCGCGGCAAGGATGCGGCCGGTCATTGGTTCGCCTCGTCGGATGACATGAGCGTTTTCAAGGACAAGCCCTGCGTCGTGTACGCCCGCAGGATCATGTTCGCGATCGGCAGGATGAAGGCCACGACCTGGTACTTCGTCGGCGGCAGCACGCCCTGCAGGAAACTCAGCTTGTTCTCCGCCAGCAGGCCCAGGGCCACCAGTCCGTTGAGCGCGATCGTTTTCGACAGCCAAGGCTTTTTCACCGGTACGGCCGCCGGCGCCGGCACCAGCTTGCTCCACCAGCTGGCCAACGTGAGGCCAAACACCTGGCGCACTTTCTTGGCGACGATGACCAGCAGCAGGCCGGCCAGCGTTGGCGCAGCGATATGCGCCGGATCAATTTCCCAGAGGTACATGATGACGGCGATAGCGGAAGAAACTGCCAGCACGGCAAGTCCGACCAGGGTGACCAGGAAAAAAGGGTTATCCCAGTCTTCGGCATCGACACGTCGGTCGGTCGCTGGCTTACCTTTCATACAAAGAAGACCGAGGACGATCGCGATCAAAGCCGCGCCAGCTATGAAGAGGAGAATGGTGTAGACGGCGGACATTGGTTATCCCCTGACGTGGCGCTTGTGGCGCACCTGGTTGCGCGATTTAGTCGCGTTGCGCTTGCCCTGTGCCACGCTGAGGCGCAGCGAGGACTTGCCGACGAGCGACAAGAAAGACGGGTACGGTCGATCGTTGAACAGGCCGCGATTGCGCCGCTTCGAGGCATTGAGGACCGGGGCGTGCCGTTCCGGCAGCGGCGCCGGCGCTGCCGGGCCCAGGACGAGTGCGGCGGCAGCCGCGAAGAAGGAGAAGAAGGCGCGAGTGCGATTAAACATTGGCGGCCCCCAGGAACAATGCCCGCTCTTCCAGGCGCCGGCGGTGGAGGCCATTGGAAACCTTGAGGCATCCGCACGAGGGATCGCGGTACTTGTCCCACTTCGGGAATTCGTCAGCGGCGCCGCGCTTGTCGTTCGCGTTGAGCTTGCGCAGTAGGGTCGAATCGGCGAAGTCGCCGGCGACACCGTCGGCCTTGCCGACACCAGTGTTCAGCACCAGGCAAGCGATCGCGTCGAACTCGTTCTGGGTCAGCGGGACTTTGATCAAGCACTTGATCTTGTCCTCGTTTTGCAGGTTATCCTGGATCAGGATGCGGTCGGCCGTAGCCTCGTCGATGACCTCATTGCGGAGATAGGCGTCGAACTGGGTGATGACGTGCCCCCAGCCGATCGTCGGCTTGCCGGCGGGGCAAACGTACATGCGCGGCGCGAAGCCTTTGGGAGAGGTTGCTGCCGGGCCGCGCTCATAGCGCTTCTGCAGCGCCAGGCCGGCGGGGGAAATGTGCAGGTTGTCGTTCATGCGGTCCTCGATCAGAACTGCACCGAGTGGTGCAGCGTGATGCGAGGTTACGCACGCGCGCGAGGGGCGGTAATCAAAGCGTTTTATTTATTGCCAAAAGGAACGGACGCGCGCTCTCGCAGCCATGCCATAGAGGCGACCGTACAAACGGCTGAGCCGGTAAAATTTTTACAACACTTTAGGCCAACCGCAGAATGGGCGGCGCACGATTGAGCGGTTGGCCCTGCTCGCCGCTATGGCCACAGGCGCTGGTTTGCGGTGCGCGGCCGCCTGGTCATGTAATAGTCGAACACCGCCATCCCAACAAAGGTGATTGCGAATGAGAGCAGCCACCAGGCGACGTCGGTCGCGGTCAGGGTGAGCAGCACGTCGACAAGCGGCCGGTTCGCCAGCGGCAGGATCAGATGCGGCTCGAAGAAGCCGAGCCAGCACACTGTCGCCAGAACTGCATTCACCAGGATTCCCATCTGATCTCCCCTCTAGATTTAACCACCAAGTTTTGACTTGCTGCCGCTCGCCACCTGGGCGGCCAGCTTCGCCACACGCTCGATCATCTGCTGATCCTCTGGTGAGGCCGCGCGGAAGTCCCGCACCAAGCCTCGCTCCCTCACGCTGTCCAGCTGTCCCGACTCGCGCCCAAGTACAACACGGCTGGGATCGACTCCAAAAATCAGGTTGAGCTTCAGAAGAAATTCAGTATCAGGGGCGCGGTCATTGCTCTCGTAACGCTGAATCGTGTTTCTTCCTACCCCCAGCAAGTCAGCAAATTCTTGCTGACTCCTGTTGCCTCGTATTCGTCGAATCTCAGAGCCAGTATCAAACCGATTCCTCTCTGAGGTGTTGTTCTCCGTCATAAAAAGTCCCCGTTCGGATGCAAAAAACCTACCAATGCACCCGTTTGGGTGCTACACTGTTTTCACTGAAACAGTTAAACAACTTTAACAGAAAGGCTATGGGATGGCACCGAAACCCCCTCGCAAGAAGCTGCTTACGCCCGAGCAGGTGAAGGCGAAGTTCCATAAGGAAGGCAAGACCGTCAAGCAATGGGCGATCGAGAATGGTTATGACCCCAATCGGGTGTACCGGGTTCTCGGCGGCTTTGATAAAGCCCTCTGGGGAAAGGCCCATGAAATCGCGGTCAAGCTGGGGATGAAAGCGGCGACCGAGCAAGAAGACGGCACCGACGAATAACAACCTTACCGCATACCAGGAGATTGCATGAAGCTGTACCAAGTACAAGTGATCGGCCCCAACCCAGGGCGCTACCGTGGATTGATCGGAGCCGGCGAAGGCGAAGCGATTGAGAAAGCCCAACTGCGCCACAAGGCTGCTGGTTTCTCGCTCGAAGGGAACAAGTTTATCCCGAATTCCGGGCTCACGGTGATCGGCCCGGTGGTCGAAAGTGACGCCCATACGACACACCAGGTCGCACTGACCGATAGCGAGTTAGCTGAGATTGAAGGCGCACTGCTCGATCGCGTCGCTTACCTCAAGTCGCGCATCGACGTTGCCAAGCACCGCCCCAGCCCGGCACTGCCTATGTACCAGGTGCAGCTGAAAGCCGCGAAATCGGCGCTTGATGCAGTGGTGTCGGCATGAGCGACAAGTACACCAACGAGGCCCAGCAGCGCCTGCTCAAGGTGGTGATGATCCTGGGTGAGGACGTCGTTGTCGGCCTCGCCCCGACCCAGATCGCCAAGGCCCTGAACGTGCCGGCCTCGTACATCACCCGCGACCTGGAGAACCTCAAGACTGCCGGCTGGGCGATCCAGCAGGAAGAAACCGGCCGCTGGCTGCTCGGTGCCAAGCCGGGCGCCCTCGGCGTGAAGGTCCTGTCGTCCCTCGATCGCGCAACCCGCAAGGTCGAAGAGGCCCGCAGCCGCTTTACCCGCAACTAAGTAGATGGAGAAACACATGGCACGCAAGCAATCCGCCGAACCAACCCAGCACCATGACGCCGACACCGCTGCCCTCGACAGCGGCGCAAGCTCCCTGGCTCAAGTCGCCGGGAACAACGCTCAGGTTGTTGAGATGATGGGCTATGAGCTCGCCTACAACCGCGATCGCGTTGTCCAGGAGACCAGGTTCTACATGGGCCAGGCCGCCGAAGCCATGCTCGAGGCCGGGAAGCGTCTGGTGCTCCTGAAAGAGCACGAAGGGCACGGCGAGTTTACGCAGATTGTCGAGGAGCAGCTTGGACTCCCGGCCCGCACCGCCCGGCAGTTGATGCAGGCCGCAGTCAAATATCTGTCGGATCCCACCTTGGCGGGAAAACGGCAGACGTTCGCCGTTTTGGGCAAGGCGAAGATGTTCGAGTTGATGACGCTCGATAACGACGACCTGTTCGAGTTGTCCGAGGGCGGCAGTGTTGCCGGGCTCACCCTGGACGAGGTCGACCGCATGTCGGTGCGCGAGCTGAAGGTCGCGCTTCGCGACGCCAAGGCCGACGCCAAGGCCAAGGACGAGGTCCTGGCAAACAAGTCCGCCACGATCGATCGACTCCAGACCAAGAAGGTCAGGCTGCAGCCGCCGACCCCCGACGAGGAGGTCGCGGAGGTCCGCCGCGAGACCAGCGACTACGCCTTCCAGGCCGAGGCGATCATCCGCGGTCCGCTCCGGGAAGGCATCGCCCAGCTGAGCCAGCAGGACATCGAGGCCGGCACCAGCCAGGGCGAGTTCTGCGCCGGCCTGCTCGCCCAGCTCGAGCGCGCGATCGCCGAGATCCGCAGCGAGTTCGGCGTGAAGTCGGCGCCGGACGGCGAGACCCAACCGGAGTGGGACCGCTGATCATGTCCAATCCTGCCCTGATCACCCGTCTCGTCGCCGTCGCCCAGCAAGCGGCCGCTGCGCCGCACGGGGCGCGTGAGGCGGTGTACACCGCCGCCGCCGCCGAGCTGGGCATGAACCGTTCCACCTTGTTGCGCAAGCTGAAGGAGGTCGCCTTGAATCGTCCCCGCAAACGCCGTGCCGACGCTGGCCAGGTAACGCTCCCGCGCGAAGAGGCGATGAAGATCTCGGCCGTGCTGATGGAGTCAACCCGGAAGAACGGCAAGCGCCTGATGTCGGTCGAGCAGGCTGTCGAGATCCTTCGCAGCAATGGCGCGATCCGCGCGGAGCGGGTGGTACCCGGAAGCGGCGAAGTGGTTACGCTGTCGACCACCGCCATCAGCCGGGCCCTGCACGCGCACCGCCTGCACCCCGACCAGCTGCTGGCGCCCGAGCCGGTTACACGCATGGCCAGTGAGCACCCGAACCACGTCTGGCAGATCGACGCCTCGCAGTGTGTCCTGTACTACCTGCCCAAGGAGAGCGGCGCCAAGGACAGCGGCCTGCAGGTGATGGATCACGCAGTGTTCTACAAGAACAAGCCGGCCAACGTGAAGCGGATCGAAAACGACACCGTGTGGCGCTACGTGGTCACGGATCACGCCAGCGGCTGGGTCTATGCCGAGTACGTGACCGGGGGCGAGACCGGGCAGAACCTCTGCAACGTGTTCATCAACGCGATCCAGAAGCGCGACAGCGACCCGGCACACGGCGTGCCAAGAATGGCCATGCTCGACCCTGGCAGTGCCAATACCGGCGCATTGTTCAAGAACCTGTGCAAAGCGCTTTCGGTCCAGGTGCAGATCAACACGCCAGGCCGGCCGCGCGCCAAGGGCCAGGTCGAGCAGGCCCAGAACCTGGTCGAGCGCTCCTTCGAGTCCGGCCTGAAGTTCATCAACGTGTCCTCGCTGGCCGAGCTGAACGAGAAAGCCGCCAAGTGGATGAAGTGGTTCAACGGGACCCAGCTGCATTCGCGCCACGGCATGACCCGTTACGCCGCCTGGATGAAGATCACTGCAGAGCAACTGCGGTTTGCCCCGCCAGTCGCCCTGTGCCGCGAGCTGGCAGTAACGGCGCCAGAAACCCGGGTCGTGTCGCCAGCCCTGACCATCAGCTTCAAGGGGCAGGAATACGACGTCGGCGGCCTGCCTGGTGTGCTGGTTGGCGAGAAGGTCCAGGTATGCCGCAACCCGTGGCGCGAGGACACAACGCAGATCGCCACCTCGGATGCGGACGGGCGCGAGGTGTTCTTCGTGGCCGAGCGCGTCGAACGCGGTGAGTTCGGCTTTGCCCAGGGTGCACCGGTGATCGGCGAGTCCTACCGCCGACACGCCGACACGCCGGCCCAGACCAACGCCAAGAACGTCGAGCAACTGCTGACCGGCGCCGACACGCTCGAGGGCGCCAAGGCGGCGCGCAAGGCCAAGGCGCTGCCATTCGAGGGCAAGCTCGACCCGTACAAGCCGCATGACGACATGGTCGCGCCGTCCTACCTGCCGCGCCACGGCACCGCCTCGACCGTCACCAGCCCAAGGATCGAGGAAAAGCCGTGGACGCACACCCGGGCCGCGATAGAGATGGCCAAGCGAGGCCTGACGATGACCCCGGAGCACAACCGCGCGATCGCGCAGTGGTATCCCGACGGCGTGCCCGAATCCGAACTTGATGCCCTGCAGGCCCGCCTGCAGACCCGACCAACCCTTCGCGCGGTGAACTGACATGACGACAGAACAAACCCCGCTGCAGCAGCTGCTGCAGCAGATCGGAGTATCCCAGGCGGCGCTGGCACGCGAGTGCTGCGTCAGCGCGGCGACCATCTCGCTCCTGGCCAAGCAGGGCCAGTGGCCGAAGACCAGCGCGGCCGAGGCCGACCTGCGCGCGAAGCTTGTGACGTTTTTCACCAACCAGTGCGTGGCGCCGGAAACGATCGCCCACGTCCTGGAAAACAAAAAAGCCGGCACCGGGGGGGCCACCCCGGAACCGGCTCTGCTGCAGACCTCGCAACAGCCCACTCCAACCCAAGAGACTGAAACGGACGTTGACATGCTACTACAAAACGAAAACCTCACCCCGGCCGCGCGCAAGCACTTCGGCCTGTTCCGCAGCCCGTTCTCCGACGACATCAACAGCCGCGAGGACGTTTTCCTCTCGCCCGACATCCGCCTGTGCCGCGAGCTGCTGTGGGACGTGGCCAAGAACGGCGGCTTCTGCGCCCTGGTCGGCGAGTCCGGCAGCGGCAAATCCACCATCCGCGAGGAACTGAACGACCGGATCCAGCGCGATGGGCAATCGGTGATCGTGATGGAGCCGTACGTCCTGGCGATGGAGCACAACGACAAGCTCGGCAAGACCCTGAAGTCGGGCCAGATCGCCGAGACCATCATCTCGACGCTCGATCCGAACGCCCCCCTGAAGAGCGCACCACACGCCCGCTTCAAGCAGCTGCACGACGCCCTCCGCGCCTCCTTCAAGGCCGGCAACAGCCACGTCCTGATTATCGAGGAGGCGCACAGCCTGCCGATCGCCACCCTCAAGCACCTGAAGCGCTTCCGCGAACTGAAGGAAGGCTTCGCCCGCCTGCTGGGTGTGATCCTGATCGGGCAGCCGGAACTGAAGGCCAGCCTGTCGGCCCACAACCCCGAGGTACGCGAGGTGGCCCAGCGCTGCGAGGTGGTCGAGCTCGAGCCGCTGGACCGCAACCTGGAGGACTACCTGAAGCACAAGATCGCCCGGGTAGGCGGCAATCCGGACGATATCTTCGAGGCGGACGCCTACGATGCGATCCGGACCAAACTGACCCGGGTCCAGCGCGGCGGCAAGCTCACCGACGCCGTGTCGGTCTGCTACCCCCTGGTGGTCAACAACCTGGTCACCCGGGCGATGAACGTCGCCGCCAGCATAGCCGCCAAGAAGGTGAGCGCCGAAATCGTCATGGAGGTTGCATGAGCGCCATGGAGATCCTGGAACAGTTCGTGAGCGGCGAGCGTAAGCCGGTGCTCGGCCCGTTCACCCACATCGAGGCGGTCGGCCTGGTGTCGATCAACGAGAAGCTGCTCGATGCCCTGAAGGGCATGGTCGCGGTGCCGCTCGGCAGCGGCGCCGGGCGCCTGCAGGCCAAGCTGCTGGCCCACCACAAGGCGCACCAGGTGCTTCGGTTGGCCACCAACGCCGGCCCGGTGGTCGACGTCGTGCACGCGGTCGGCTACCACAGCATCACGCCAGTGTGCGGCAACTGTCAGCACGAGACCCGCTGCGAGGGCTCCGGTGCGCGCAGCTGCAGCCGATTCGGCTGGCCGGTCCAGTCGACCGGGACGTGTGGCGACCACGCCTACCGTCCAACCGTGGCGAAGATTATCCCGATCGGGTGCGCAGCATGAGCCGCCTGCAGCAGCTGATGTTCCGCATCCGAGGTGAACTGATCCACCGTGAGATCGAGGCCCTCCAGCGCCGCCAGCTCAAGATGAAGCGTCAGTTAATGAGCCGTCCCCACGTGCCGAGCGCGCACCTGGTGCAAGGCTACCCGGCCGGCGAGGCGCCCCTGCAGGGGCGCCAGAAAGAGGCCTCCACCGTGCTGTGGTTCCGCGTGGTTGCCCTGGTGGTGGCGTTCGCCGCCGGCACGATGTTCGCCGTCATGGTCGAGCCGACCGCGTCGACGCACCTGCTCTGCAGCACCGAGTACGAAACCCCTCAAGAGTGAGAAAAATCATGAAGCGTAAAGATCTGATGCCTGAAACCGGTAGCCGTGCTCACCGTGTCTTCGTCGAGCTGGCACGCCATGGCGGCCCGGTAGAGGAGCAAGTCCTGATGGATGCGCACGGCCTGGATGGGCTGTCGCCAACCGTATGGCGCCAGGGGCCGTACAAGACCCTTGCTTCGAGCGCCTTGATCGTCAAGGTCAGGAATAACGCATGGCAGCTGACCAAACTCGGGCGCGCGGTCATGGACGAGGTCGAAGCCGCCATGATGGGCAAGGACAGCGGAGCGCTGGTGCCCAACCAGGCGAAGGATGCCTCGGCGCCGAGCATGGTGACGCCCGGCGCGGCGCCCCCGCGTGAGCCTGTGCCATTCAAGCCGCTGGCCAGGCAAGGCGTGCAGCGCCCGATCCGCGACGGCGCCTACGACTACCGCGGCATCCCGAGCCTGCTCACCAGCCGGAGCCTGGAGAAAGAATCGTCGTAATTTTCAACAGCAGCGTGTCCGAGGGGGCATGCAACCCAAGGGGAGGAACCGCAACATGCAAGCAACAGAAGGACTTTATACACCGCGGGCGGGCAGCAAGGTGTCGCTCGCTCTCAAGCAGTTGGAGCATGGCCCGGCAACCGACGCGCAACTCGCACTGGCAATGGAGTGCGAAGAGAGCAGTGTCAGCGCCTTGATGCACAAGGCGAAGGAAAACGGCTTGGTCGTCCGCGCGTTTAGTGCCGCGGGCATCCTGCACTATGCGCTGGCGTCCATCGAATTGCCGCCCGGCTTTTCGAGCAAGGGCGCACAGCGCCTGTCAGTCGATCCCAAAGATCCGTTCGGTTTGGCAGCCAGGTGCTCCGGCGGCGCCGCGGGAGTTGGCGAAGGCACGGGAGGCCAGCCGCCCAAGGCCGAGGAGCCAGCGGCGGCCGCAGCTGGGCAAGACACTTCAGCTCGTCCGATCGCGTCGGCGCGCGGTCCCTTCCTCGCTGCCTTGTTTTCGACTGGTGAGCTGATGATCCAGGTCGGCGACGATCAGGTCTTCTTGAACCCTGACCACCAGCGGCAGCTGCAGCAGTACTGCGCCCGCTTCGAGGTCTGACCGATGAAGCTGCAGATCAAGGATGCCGGCGCCTGGCGCAACTTGGCCTCGTTCACACGCGACCAGGAGCAGGCGGTGCTGAAGGCCGCCGCCGACCTTCTGTGCGCGCTGCGCCAGCCCAAGACGGTGCTGCGCGTGGCCGAGGGCGACACCCCGCTGTTTACCTGCGCGGCGCCCGACTTCCTCTGGAAGCCGCACGCATAGACAACGCATTTCTACAACTACAAACGAAGGACCCAAGATGACCAACACGCAAAACCGAAATCCCGCGCCGAGTGACGCCTTGGCCATCCCGCCGGGGTACCGAATGGACGCGCAGGGCCGCCTGGTACCCGAGGCGATGATCAAGCCGATCGACCTCCTGCGCGACCAGCTGGTGCTCGGCATCGTTAAGGACGCCCGCGCCCTGAGCCAGAAGATCACCGAGACCCGCGCCAGCTTCTTCAGCGATATCGCCGCCTTCGTCGCGACCAGCGCTGAGGGCTACGGGATCAAGCTGGGCGGGACCAAGGGCAACGTCACCCTGGTCAGCTACGACGGCCGCTACAAGGTCGTCAGGGCCATCCAGGAGACGCTGCGCTTCGACGAGCGCCTGCAGGTGGCCAAGGCGCTGATCGACTCCTGCCTGAATCGCTGGAGCGCGGACGCCCGGCCGGAGCTCAAGGTGCTGATCAACGACGCCTTCCAGGTCGACCAGGCCGGCAACATCAACACCGGCCGCGTGCTGGCCCTGCGCCGCCTGGAGATCGATGACGAAGAATGGAAGACCGCGATGCGTGCGATCAACGACGCCCTCTCGGTCACGGGCAGCAAGAGCTACGTCCGCATCTACGAGCGGGTCGGCGACAGCGACCAGTACGTGCCGATCTCCCTGGACATGAGCGCGTGAGGAAACCATGAACCGGAGCGAACAGAATATGCCTCTGATGATCAAGACCTGGCGCGAGCGGATCGGGGCCGATGCGAGTTTCCCGTTGCACGTGCCGACCGACGTCGAGCGCGCCATGGTCGGCGAAATCGACGACTTGCGCCTCCAACTGGCGCACCACCGCGGCGCCGCCGAAAAAATGACTGACGATCTCGAATGGCACAAGGAAGCGCTGAAACGCCATGTGGCCAAGCTGCGGTCGGTCTGGGAGGGTCTTCGCCAAGCGGTCGAGAAGTACGCCGGCCAGCCCTGCGAGGGCGAGCCCTTCGATCGGCTGCACGAATTGCTGGCGCGCCAGCAAGAGGCGGCGACGCCGCGCACGAATGACTTTGCGAGGGTCGTGCGTACAACCGGCGGACAGCAGGTCCTGTTTTTCAAGCAAGTGGACTTCGACTCCGGGAACGTCCTGCATTGCGTGGCCAACTTCGACGGTTACCAGGCAGCCATCAGCATCGGGGGCATGGCCGATGCCGACTTCGCCACGGCATTGGACCGGGTCGACATGGCGATGGCCGACAAGGTGCTCGCCCAAGTTGCTGAACTGGGCCTTGATGAGGTGTCCCATGGATAAGCAGGACGTCATCAAGAAAATCCAGAAGTGCCTGGCGCTCTCCAAGAGCGCGAACGAGCACGAGGCCGCGGCCGCGCTGCGCCAGGCGCAAAAGCTCATGGAGCTGCATCGGGTGACCGACGCCGACCTGTTCATCGCCGGCGTGACCGAAGCGTCGGCAACCGCCGGCGCTCTGCGAAAGCCGGCGTCCTGGGAGGCCGGGCTCGCCGCAGTGATTGGCGCGGCATTCGGGTGCGCCTATTTCTTCCGCGGCCTGCACGCGAGCGGCAAGTGGGTATTCGTCGGTCTGGGTCCGAACGCCGAGGTCGCGTCCTATGCGCTTTCCGTGCTGCTGCGGCAGCTGCGGAAGAGTCGCGCGGCATTCATCAAGAGCGAGTGCAAGCGCCTGGTCCCGGCCAGCAAGACACGCCGCGCCGACTTGTTCTGCATGGCCTGGGTGAAGGCTGCAACCGGCAAGCTCCATGCGCTCGTACCCCGGGAGGACGAGGCGAAGGTGATCGCCACCTATCTGGAAGACCGCTATCCGTCGATGGGCGAACTTGAACTCGTCAACAGAAACGCGAACCGCAAGCTGCGTGAGAAGGACGTGGATGCCGTCCTGGCCGGCGCTGCGGCCGGGAGTGAGGCACAGCTTAGCCGCGGTGTCGGTACCGTTGCTGCTGGCCCGGCACTGTTGGGATAACGATCATGGCCAACTCAAAAGAAAAACAGACTCGCGACCGCGAAATCAGGCTGATCCACGTTGGCCGCCGCGAGCTGCAGCTGGACGAGGAAACCTACCGCGCGATGCTGCAGTCCGTCGCCGGGGTCGACTCCTCGGCCAAGCTGGACGCCAGCGGCCGCCGCAACGTGCTGGATCACATGAAGTCGAAAGGCTTCCAGGTCAAGAGCAACGCCAAGACTGCGGCGGCCAGCCGCAATGCGGCGGATCCGCAGTACCGCAAGATCCAGGCGCTGTGGTCCGAGCTGGCCCGCCTGGACGCCGTGCAGGTCAACACCGAGGCGGCGATCCGCGTCTACATCAAGCGGATTACCGGAGTAACGGACTTTGCGTTTTGCAACAACGCCCAGGTAACGGTTATTATTGAATCACTAAAGAAATGGCGGAACCGGGTCGAGGGCGCGAACCGGACCGTAGAATCGCGATCGGAGGACGCCCATGACCGAGCTTCCTAGCCTTTTTCTTGATGAGTCTTACCCGGAGGTGCTGGCCGATATCGCCCGCACCATTCACCAGGAACTGATGGTGGATCCGCGAGTTAAGCTTCCGCACCAGGTGGCGGCCGAGGTCGCGCTGAATGTAGCAGAGCACGTACGCAAGAACATCGGCGGGGTGGCCACCTACATCCCGCGTGGCATGAGCTACGAGCTGAGCCTTCGCGATCGCCAGATGTGGGGCGAGTTCAAGGGCGACAACTACGCCGAGCTGGCGCGCAAGTACGACAAGACCGAGATGCGGGTTCGACAGATCATCGGCCAAGCCATGAAGGCCGACCGGGCCGCACGTCAGCACAATCTGTTCGGCGAGCCAGCCTCGGAGGAAAACGCCCGCTAGGGCGTTTTTTTTCGCCATGCTGCACCGCTTCCACGTCCATGCGTGCGAAATCGGCGCCAGCAGCGTTTATAAATCGAACCCGGCCACATCAGCGCCGACTTGCTCCCCGACTTTCCCGTCAAATCCCGCGCTCAAGCCAGCGCGCCGTCCAAAAAGTAAAACGTTTTAGTTACGGCCAGTACCGACGATAAGGATACTGGCCTGATGGATACCAAACACCCGGACAGCAACGGCATCAAGCCGATCGAGATCTTCAAGGCAGGCTCCTTCGTCGCTATGAACGGGCAGCGCTACACGTTCACGGCGCAGCACGTCCAGGAGCTGGCTGATACCTACAACCCCAGCTTCGCCGACGCACCGCTCGTCGTCGGTCACCCGAAGCTGACCTCACCCCGCTTCGGGCGCGCCGGCCGCCTGTTCATCAACGATGCCGGCGTGCTGTGCGCGGAGGCCGACGAGGTCGTCCCCGAGTTCGCCGAGGCGGTCAACGCCAGGCTCTACCCGAAGGTGTCGGCGTCGATCTACCTGCCCGATGCCCCGGGCAACCCGACGCCCGGCAAGCACTACCTACGCCACATCGGGTTCCTGGGCGGCGCCGCGCCGGCGGTCAAGGGCCTGAAGTCCGTCGAGTTCGCCGCGGACGAGGCCGGCATCCTCGACTTCAGCTACGAGGCGCGGACGATTGTTTCCATTTTCCGCCGCCTGCGTGACTGGCTCGTCGACAAGGATGGCCTCGACGCCGCCCAGAAAATCATTCCCGACTACCAGCTCGACAACCTCGCCGAGGATGCCGTGCGCGACGAGATCTCCGGCAGCGATGCGCTGCCGGGCTTTTCCAACCCCGATCCACAGATGGAGACCAACGTGAACAAAGCAGCACTGGACGCGCAAGCGGCATCGCTGGCGCAAAAAGAATCTGACCTGACCAACCTCGCGGCGCAGCTGGCCGCGCGCGAGGCAGCGCTGAAGAAGGCGGACCACGCCGACTTCGCAGAAGCGCTGGTGGCCAGCGGCCACCTGCTGCCGGGTCAAAAGGACACGGTGGTCGTTCTCCTCTGCCAGCTGGACGCAGCCAACCAGGTCGCCGACTTCGCCGAAGGGCACGAGCATCACGGAAAAACCACCGCGGACCTGTTCAAGGCCTTCCTGTCGAGCCAGCCCAAGCAGGTCGTCTATGGCCGCGTGGCCCCGCCCGCGGCTGATGGCGGCGCCAGCAGCGGCACGGCCGATTTCGCGGCTCCCCCGGGCTACGACGTCGACCCCGAGGGTCTGGCGGTGGTGCAGAAGGCGAACGCCTATATGAAGGAACACCCGGGCATCGACTTCGTCGAAGCGGTCAAGGCTGTTCAAGGCTGACCAGGTCCGCATTTTTCTATCTCAACCGGAGCACAGCATGAGCAACCAATGCATTGAAGTTCTCGTCCTCGGCGTCACCGCCGCCGGCGCGATCACCAAGAACCGCGCCGTAACCGCGGCCGGCGCGCACGCCGCCACTGATATTTACGGCATCGCCGCGGCCGATGCCGCCGCAGCCGGCGCGTACGCCCCCGTTCGCGTCCAGGGTACCGCGCCGATCGAAGCCGGAGCCGCGATCCCCGCCGGCACCAAGTACGTGATCGCAGACGCCCAGGGCCGGGCGATCGTGGGCGGCACCGCCGCTGCCTGCCTGGGCAGGCTGTGCCCGGGCCAGGTGGCCGGTGCGGCCGGCGACATCGTCGAGGTCCTGCTGACCCCCACGGTCTAAGCCAGACCCGGCAGCAAAAGCTCTTTACCAAAACTAGGAGAACAATAATGTTCAACCCCCAGCAGGCCCGGGTCATCGATCCGATTCTGACCACGTTCGTCCGTGGTTACAGCAATAACGAATACGTCGGGAGTCTGCTGTTTCCCGAGGTTGACGTCGACGCCGCCGGTGGCCAGGTGATCGAGTTCGGCAAGGAATCCTTCCTGCTGATCGACACCCAGCGTGCCCCGGGCGGCGCCACCAAGCGCATCGAGTTCGGCTACCTGGGCAAGCCGTTCGCCTGCGAGAACCACGCACTCGAGGCGGTCGTGCCGGATGAGGTCGGTCGCGACGCCAAGGTCGTTCCCGGCATCGACCTGGGCAAGGAAGCCGTCGGCCTGGTGTTCGACTCGATGCAGCTGAAGCTGGAATACCAGCGCGCCAAGATCGCACGTGACCCGGCCCAGTATGCCGCCAGCAACAAGGCCGCACTGAGCGGTACTGCACTATGGAGTGCCACCACGTCGACCCCGCGCGACGACGTCCAGGCGGCCCGGGCGGCGATTCGCGCCGCCACCGGCAAGTACCCGAACGTGATGATCCTGCCGCCGGGGGCGATCTGGAAGCTCGACAAGCACCCGGACGTGCGCGAGCGCCTGAAGTACACCAGCAAGGATTCGGTCACCGCCGAGATGCTCGCCAAGTATTTCGACATGGAAGTCGTCGTCGAAGGCAATGCGATCTACGCCAACCAGATGAACGGCCAACTGCTGGACGTGTGGGGTAACGACGTCGTGCTGGCCTTCGTGCCGAAGAACTTCCGCTCGCAGCGCGCACCGTCCTACGGCTACACCTACCGCCTCAAGGGCCAGCCGAGCGTCAAGAGCCCGTACCGCGACGAGAACCGCGAATCCTGGATCTACGGCGTGAAGCATGAGCGCGCCCCGGTCATCGCCGGCGCCGGCGGCGGCTTCCTGATCCAGAACGTGTTCTAAATACACCCACCGAGAGAGATCTGCCCCCCACGCGCCGGCGGAACCTGGCCGGTATGTGGTCGAGGCCAGAACAATCCAACCAGGAGAATCCATGGCAACCTATATCACCAGCACCCCACTGAAGCGCCCGACCAGCAAGAAGGGCGTCTTCGAGACCGTCCCGCCCGACAACCCCGTCGAACTGGACGAAGACGAGGCGCAGCCGCTGCTGGACTGCAAGGCAATCCGCAAGCCGGACGTGATCCAGGCGTCGGCCGCCACCGACAGTTGATCCAGCGTCACCCAACCCCGAAACCCGGCCCTGCAGCCGGGTTTTCTCTTCCAGCCACCCAATCGGACGAAAGAGCATGAACTACGCTACCCCCCAGGACATGGTCGACGAGTTCGGCCAGCGCGAGATGCGGACCATCGGAGACCCGGACGGCACCGGCGAGATGGTGGTCGAGCGCGTCCAGAACGCCCTCGACAAGGCATCCGACCAGATCGACTTCGCCGCCGGCCAGCGTTGCGCCTTGCCGCTTGATACCAGCGCGGTCCAGGTGCAAACCTTCCTCAAGCAGCTGTGCATGGACATTGCCCGCTACCGGCTGACCGGATCGTCGGGCATCACGGCCACCGACGAGGTGCGCGATCGCTACAAGGAGGCCGACGCCAAGCTACAGCAGATCATCACCGGCAAGATCATTCTGTGCGCCCAGGTCGGGATCGGCGCCGGTGGCGCGGCCGGCGGCGGCCTGCAGCCGACCAACCTGACCGCCGGCGAGGCCGAGGTCAACACTGGCGGCCAGCGGGTTTTCGGCCCAGGCGCGCTGAACGACTTCATGCGGGGCACGTTCTCATGATCGCCGAGCTCGAGGACGCAATCGTCGCCCGCATCCAGGCTGCGCAGGCCGCCGGGCTGTGGCCGTACAAGCTGCTTACGATAGAAACCTATGGCGGCCAGATCAGTGAGGACACACAGTCGACATTCCGCTTCCCGGCCGTGTTCGTGTCCTTCACCAGGTTGAAGAAGCTGGGCGACCTGGGCGAGCGTGCGCGCCACGCCCGGGTGCACCTGGTGTTGTACGTTGCCGCCCGCAACCCGCGCAACGAGCGCGCCACCCGTCATGGCGACATGCACGAGCCGGGCAGCTACCAGATCGCCGAGGACATGATCGCGCTGCTCGAGAACCAGCGCCTGGGGATGCCGATGACCAAACCGCTCACTGCCGAGGAAATCGAGACCCTGTTCGTGGCCCGCCGCTCCGATGGCGCGCAGGCGGAAAGCATCCTGGCGATCCCGATGCAGTGCGAGTTCGCCTGGGAAGCAGCGCTTCCCGACTGCGTCAACGTCACAGAGGGCGACTGGATCAAGACCGGCCAGTCGTTCTACATCACACCTGGCGACGACGTCGCCGACACCGAAACCCTCACCACCCACGCGGCGCCCTGATGCGCCCGCGATCGCCGCGCCGGCCAGCTGGCCGCGCGCGCTCCCGTCTCCTCGAAAAATACTAAAGCGCTTTAGTGTCGACCTCGCGCGCGCGCGACCAAAATTGGGGTTCTCGTACCGATTCCGATCCCACAGGAACCCCATGACCACTCTGAACGTAAAGGCCGCCCCCGGCCTGCAGCTGCCGAAAGAAGGTGCGCCCCGCACCTATATCACCGACGCCGAGGCGGTCCAGGTCCAGGACTCGCACTACTACCGCAAGGCGATCGCCGACGGCGACCTGGTCGAAGTCCCTGCAGCGTCGACGGCGCCCGCCGCCAGGGCCAGCGCCAAAGACGCGGCCTGACCTGGTCACTTCTTACAACCCCCTACCGTAGAGCGAAAGGCCTCCATGTCGTCCGCCAATATCTCTTTCGACAAGATCCCGTCGAGTCTCCGCAAGCCAGGCGTCTATACCGAGTTCAACACCAAGATGGCCGTGCGCAACCTGCCCGGCAACCTGCAGCGCACCCTGATCATCGGCCAGAAGACCGCCGCCGGCACGTTGGCGATCGCCACCGTGGCCAATGTGTTCTCGGATGTCGAAGCTGCCCAGATGTGCGGCTACGGCTCGCAGCTGCACCGCATGGTGCGCGCCGCGCTGGCCGCCAACCCGTACGCGAATCTATCGGTGATCGCCCTGGACGACGCCGGCGGCGCCACGGCGGCCAGTTTCCCGGTGACCGTCGCCGGCGCGCCCACCGCCGCCGGCGCCTTCGCCCTGGCCATCAACGACACGGTCATCCAGGTGAACGTCGCAACGACCGACACCCCGACCTTGGTCGCCGCCGCCTTCGTGGCGGCGGTCGCGGCCCGGCCGGAGCTGCCGGTGACGGCCGCCAACGCTGCCGGCGTCATCACGCTCACCGCCAGGAACAAGGGTACCGTGGCGAACGGCTTCAAGGTGACCGCGTCCGGCGCCACCACCGGCATGACCTTCACCGCCGGTGCGCCCGGGGCCGGCGCCGGCGACCCGGACATCACGGCGGCGCTGACCGCCGTATTCCTGGGTGGGCATGACCAGATCGTGATCCCGTACCGCGATACCGCGAACCTGACCGCACTGCGCAACCATCTGGACGCGGTCGGCAGCTTCGCCGAAAAGCGCTGGGCGCTCGGCTTCATCGCCTCGACCGGCACGCTGGCCAGCGCGACGTCGCTCTCGGCCAGCATCAACCACGGCTGGCTGAACCATGTCTGGATGCGCAATACGACCACGGCCGCGATGGAAGTGGCGGCCGCCTATGCCGCGACCGTCGCCTCGCAGGAAGACCCGGCCATGCCGTTCGACTACCAGGAAGTCAAAGGCATCGCAGTCCCGCTGGTGGCCGATCGCACCTCGCGCACCGAAGAGGAAAGCGCACTCTACAACGGCGTCACCCCGCTGAACGTCGGCCCGGGCGAAGTCGTCCAGGTCGTGCGGGCTGTCACCACGTACACGCTGAACTCGGCCGGCGTACCCGACGTCTCGCTGCTGGACATCACCACGCCGCGCACCCTCAAGTACGTGGCCAAGGTGTTCGTCGAGGACCGCGCGCGCCGCTACAGCCGCACCAAGATCAGCGATCGCCTGATCGCCAGCATCCGCGACTCCGGCATCGTGCTGCTCAAGCAGCTCGAGGACCTCGAGATCGTCGAGGCCGTCGACGACAACCTGGCCGACTACATTGTCGAGCGCGACCTGCAGGACGTGAACCGCGTCAACGAGCGGATCCCGGTCGACGTCGTCAATGGCCTGCACATCCTGGCCGAGCGCTTCGACCTGCTGCTGTAAGCGCGGCCGCATATTTTCTACCCACTGAACCGATAGGAGTCCCGAGATGGGCATCAAGAACAAGGAATACTGCGGCACCATCGTGCTCGAGGTGAACGGCGTCGAATACGACGTGACTTCGGTCACCCCGAGCGTCAAGACCGGCAACAAGACCGTCCAGACCATGAACAGCAAGCGGCGCGCCCTGGGCAGCTCCTGCGGCGTCAAGGAGATATCGCTGCAGATCGAGGCCGCGATCCCCCTGGACAACTCGGAGCCCGACTGGGATAACATGAAGGACGCGACCATCACGATTTACCCTGCCTGCGGCACCGGCGGCAAGCGCGAGATCTACACCGGCTGCACCACCGAGGAAGTCGGCAGCAAGTACGGCGTCGGGAGCGAGGCCACCCGCTCGATCACGATGCACGCCCTGGACAAGCAGGTGGTCTAAGCCATGTCCGATCTCCTGTCGAAACTGAAGGCCGGGCGTGCGGCCACCAAGACCTTCCCCCTGGGCGAAGTGCGGCTGGGCCTGCGCCTGCTGGTCGAGAGTGACTACCAGCAGGCGGGCTGGGCGGCAAACGACATGCTGGCCGAGCATGAGGCCGAGCTGTCGCCCGCCAATGCCGACCTGTTCGAATCGGAGAAGGCGACCCAGCTGATCCTGCGCTTCGTGGTCGACCCGGCCACCGGCAAATCCGTGTTTCCGACGGCCGACGAGGTGCGCGATACCCTGTCCCGTGAGGAGCGCAACGCGATCGTGGACGCTTACTACGACTTCGAGCGCGAGCACTCGCCGTCAGAACGGACCATGTCCGAGGCCGACTTCGCCAGGCTGCTCGAGGACGTTAAAAAAAAGCCCGATCCGCACGTTTTGAAAGATTTAAGTGGCGCTTTGCTGAAAAGGCTAGTGCTTTCTTTGGTCTCCCCGCCGACCAGCTGACCGACGGTCAGTGGATCTACGTCCTGGGAATCGCCAACGCCGAGGCTGAGGGCGATCAGCCCGAACAAGCCCGGGTCGCAACCCGCCGCCTCGGCGACCCGGTCCCCGAGACCGGATCCCGCCGTAACCGCAAACCTAACCGCAAGAAGGAACGCCGATGAGCGACATGCGACTTCAGATGATCATCACCGGCAACAATCGCGGCCTGAACCAGACGCTGGGCCAGAGCGACGCGAATGTCCGCCGGTTCACCGATGGCGCCGCGACCCACTTCACCCGCATGCAGTCGCGCATCCAGCGGACCTGGAATGCCATCAACGGCATGTCGGCCGCCACCAAGCTTGTCGCCGCCGGGATCGGCGCCGGCACCCTGAAGTCGGTCATCGACGACAACCTGGAATTCGAGCGCACGCTCCTGCGGATTAAGTTCACCGCGGGGATGACGACAAAGGAGCTCGCCGAAATGCGTGACATGGCCCTCGGCCTATCCAAATCCTCGCTGAACACGCCGCTCGAGATCGCCCAGATGCAGTACCGCCTGGCGGGTGCCGGCCTGAAAATCGAGGACATCCGCAAGCTAGCGCCGACCGTGGCCAACGCCGCCCAGGTGTTCGATGCGCCTGCAGGCGAGATCGCCGACCTGGTGTTCGACAAGATCACCAAGAGCAGCATCCGCAATGAGCGCATCCCGCAGATGCTGGACATGCTCTACTACCACGGCACCAGCGGCCGCTTCGAGACGATGGCCATGGCGCGCGAGGCGCCCAAGCTGCTGAACGCCGGCGCCCTGGTCGGCCTGAACAATGAAGCGGGCCTGAACCTGATGGGTGCGCTGACCCAGCGCATGATGCGCAACGCGACCGTCCAGAATCCGCAGGAGGTGACCACCCTGATCGAGCACGGCCTGTCGCACATCGTCGATCCGCACTATGTGAAAAATCTGAAGAAGGCCGGCATTGATGTGCCCAGCTACTTCGACAGCAAAGGCCACTTCAAGGGCGAGGGCGGCGTCGACGGCATCCTGGGGCTGACCCGGGCGATGATCGCCAAAGGACTTGAAAACCCGTTCAAGATGGGCCAGGCCGGCTTCCGCGAGGCGTACACGAAGACCTTCTGGCTCGAGATGATGCGCTCTTTGAAGGCGGCCGACACCGACAAGGATCCGAACCTGCTCAAGATGATGGAGCGCGGCCGGGAAGCGATGAACAGCGGCCAGCTGGCGGTCAACCTGGCGACGATGCGCGAGGCAACCTTCGGCAAGATCCGGGCGGCCGAGATTGAGATCTCAAAGATGAAGCTGTCGCAAGGCGCGCAGGACCTCACTACGGGCGCGGGCACGCTGGCCAACATCTTCTCGGACCATCCGATGGCCACGGCCGGCGCCGCGGTCGGCGCGGTCGTGGCTGGCAAGTACCTGATGAACAAGCTGCTGAACGGCCGCGGCGCCGGCGCGGCCATGGGCGGGGCCGCCGGCGCTGCGGCTGGGGTGGTGCCGGTCTTCGTCACCAACTGGCCCGGTAGCCTGACCGGCCCGGAGCGGGCATCCCAGCGCATGGCCCGGATGCAGGGCGGTGCCGGCGCCGCCGAAGGCGCCAGTGCGGCCGGCGGCGCCGCTGCCGCGCGTACCGGGCTCGCGACTCTTGCCATGCGAGCCGCCGGCGTGGCCGGCGCAGCGCTGCTGCTGTCGGGCGACAGCGGCAGCGGGCCGAAGGTCGACCGCGACAAGTGGCTGGCCGACATGGACGCGAAGATGGCCAAACAGGGCATGCACCGCGAGGAGGGCTGGCTCTTCGACAGCTATGTGCCAGACAAACCGGGCGCCAAGTCGGGCGGTGCTGACCAGGTGGCGACCGAGGTACGCAAGCTCGGCGACAAGCTGGATGCGCTCAACAGCCGCCCGATCGTGAATCGAGTCGAAATCGATGGGCGTCAGGTCGCCGAATCCGTCAACCAGGTGAACGCCCGCGATGCGCGGCGCCAATAGGAGCAAGCATCATGGCATGGGAAAACACTTTGCTGCCGGCGAGCTTCCGGGGCATCCAGTTCGAAGTCACGGCGACCAATGACGACATCGAGCGTGCGGTCGTCACCCACGAATATCCGCACGTCGACGGCGCCAGCACCGAGGACAT